TGCAAAAGTCTTACAAGTTGCGACTCGCGTTCTGCCAGCATTTGCGCCAGTTCATCACGCTCACGCGCCGCCGCCTGTGCATTTTCTTCCAAGGACTTTGTCTTTTCATACCGATCATGGTTGGTCACGCCCCACTGGGCGAGCCTGACAATCTGGTCTAGGCGATCCTTACGGACCTGACCATTTGCCTTGTACGACACCATGATGTCCGGTATTTCCAACTCTCCTTCTGCATCAAACAGAGTAAACTCAGCAGCCAGTTTGTCTGAGATTGTCGGGACTGCCACATAGGTATCCTCGTCAACCTCCTCTGCTTCCTGCTCTTCAGTCTCCTCTGCTGATGCTTCTACCTCTTCTTCAACCTCATCGTCGGAAGCCGCGTCAAGCGCCTCGGGTTCCGGCTCATCGGCAACAGCAAATGCTTCCTGTTCCGTGAGGGCGGTGCCGACTGCATCATTGATCGCTTCACTGATGTCCATTCAATACCTCTACTGTTGGAGCGACAGAATGTCCGCCTGCCTTGCGGCAATCTCGTCTTCGGGAATGCCCATCGCCTGCTGCTGCATGATGGACGCTCCACCAATCGGAGGATTACCAGTTGGAAGTGGCATCGCGCTCGGTGGCAAACCCGGAACGCTCGCTTGCGCTCCTTGGGGAACTTCAGGTGCGCCGGGAGCTCCCTGCTGAATCGCTTCAGGGGGAACCATAGCGCCCTGCTTCTGAGCGGCTTGATTTGCCAGATCAACCCACCGCTTCTGTGCAGTCTGAATGACTTGCGGGTCAAGGTCGTCCTGAAGCAGAATCTCTCGCTCCAGTACGTCCTGATGAATGGCCTCGTTATCCTGCCAACGCATCTCAGGAACCATGTCGCCAGTACGAATAGCGTCTGCGATGCGCTTCGCACGGGCTTCCTGATCCTCGTCCGGGGTCGCCATATCGCGAGCAATCGCGAACATCTGACGACGACGATACTCCTTGATGTCGATCACGCCGGTCTGTAGCCAGTTATCAAGCAGGTACAGACGGAACGCCATCGGCATCGGCATCATGGTAGCGGGCTCAACCTTGACATCGCTCTGGCCGTCGAGATCCGTCGAGGACACGGCTCTGGCAAGGTCGGGCCTACCCTTTCCTACGGTGCCAAGCGCACGGGGCACATCGTAGCCCCACGCCATCGCAGCCATAGAGATCTTGGCCCAATCCGTATAAGCACTCGCAAGAGCGCCAACGGCAGGCGAAAACACACGCTCAAGCTGCTCACGAGACGCAATGATGGCTCGACCGGACTCTCCGGTAACCTGACCACGCGATACAGAGTTCCAGCCGCTCGCCTCTTCAAACGCCGCCTTTTCAAGAGCAAGTGCTTCCTTGACATCGTTGCCGACGCTAAAGCCATTGACCGGAACAATGCTATCGTTGAGCGAACCAGCGCCACGCACTTCGATCATCGAAGTAACGCCACCAAGGAACGTCTCCGTAGCAATCGCGTTGGGCCTCGTGAGGAACCTACCACCAGCATTTACGCGGATATTCTCAATCCACTTGCTGAGAAGCGCGTTAACACGCATCTGGTGGTCAAGCCACTGCTCCATAACCGGACGCGGGAAATAGCTGGGATCGCTAGATCCATCGCGCACAGCCACAATCGGGATCGTAGTCCAGAGCAGAGGCGCTGGCCCAAACACAACCTGATCGCCCACAATGATGATCTGTAGGCCTTCGGGCAGCACATCGGGATGCGGAGACAGGTAGACCGTGAACCGCTCGGTTACATCCTCATCCCTGAGCCGCTGCCCTTCACCAATCGTGGTCTGAGACAGAACCCATGAGCCCATGCCCTCAGCACCGCTGTACGTAGGCTGATTGCCATAGTTCATGCTGGAATCGCTGCCATCCAGACCACTGATGCCATAGCGGTACGCAGCTTCAGACTTGCTGATTACCTCACGCACAATGACCCAATGGGGCTGCTGTGTAGCAGTTGCATTGGAGGATACGCGAACCTGCTCGACACGCAGAGTCTGACAGCCAATATCGCCAAGAGGCTTGCGCTCTCCCGGCTGCTCACCAAGCCGCTCGTCCCACGGCCCACGGTCAGCATCCCAGAACATATGCCAGAACGAAACGCCATCGGTCTGTGCCCAGAACGCAGCCTCACGAGCGAGTCGCTGCATGGTCTGCTGCTCAAACTGATACTCAAGGGCAAGCTGCTGCGCCTGAGCCTTGCGCTTGTCGTCTGGGTCCTGAGTCGTCGGGGTAACCGCAAAGCCCGGACGCTGGTCTACAATGATCTGAAGGCGCTGATCTAGGGCCTTATCCACCATGTTGTAGACAACACGCGCAGAATCGCGGGGGCGGGATGGTTCTCGCCAAGGGCCAAGACCCTGAGCCGAAATCCACTGCTGGCCTGCGCGGAACAGGCGGTTGCGCTCTACGAGATGCAGATGCTGCTGTACGGACTCCCTGCGCGAATCCCAAAGCTGGCGACACCACGATACCCACGATCCGTTATCGTCGATAACGTCGGGGTCGGCAGCAGGAAAGTTGTATCCGTATAGTGCGCGCTGAAGCGCCTGATTCTTCTCTTCTTCGGTGCGGTTATCATCTTCCGGCTCGTTCGGAGCCATCTGCTCGTTGGGAGCTTCGGGTGAATTGCTAAAGCCGTCGAGGGCTCTGGCAATCTCGTCCTCTATGAGCGAACTAAGGAAATCTTCGTCCATCAGTCAATTCTCCCAACACCCATAGCGGTGCGGACTTTGTTCCAGTCACCAAGCTCTTCGTATCTCTCTCTGATAACGCGCATCACCTCTTCCTGCGCCCAGATCTCGTTTTCCTGCAACGACACCGCAACAAGATCGGTGGGCACATCGAAGTTGTAATCGCCTAGTCCGTCGTCAACAGGCTGTGGCGCAAACATAGCCACAACCTCAGAAAACCTGTGGACAGCAAACACAAACGCAGCAACCCACAGAAAATCTACAATGACTGGAAACATCAAAGCGTTGCAATCGTGATGTCAGCAGTGCCGCTCGTCCACGCCGATGCACGAACGCGGAACGAGTGGATAGCAAAAGCATTACCCACAAACAGCTTCACTGCGGTAGCGGACGTAGCACGGGTCGCACTGTTGCCATCCGCAAGCGAGTAGGCGGCGAAGTTCGTACCATCCACACTGGCCTCAAGCTGAAGCGTCCCAGCAAACGTTCCGGCGATCTGCACGGAAATCGCTCCGGGCGTCAGCAGTCGGCAAGCCTGAGTAACCGCTTCGCCATTGGCGTCAATGGAACCCGTAGTCACGTTCTTGTAGTTCGGCATTTTCTTTCCTAGATAAACCAGTAATCAGTCAACGGATCATTAGGCTTCCGCTTCTTGCGAAAACCCAGCATAGCAAAACCAACAGCCATAATAGGAACTAATACGGCAATCTTCTTCAACAGTCCCATGCTCGTAGAGATTTGTTGATCCGGCTATCTGGATCGTTGGCTGTTTTCTTCGATGTCAGCTTTTCCTTCATGCCCTTCATGCGACGGCAAAATGAAATCCTGCGCTTTGCCGCTGCTGGCGATTTTGCCGCCTCTGCTTTCTTGACCGGCCTCTTGATGTTCTTGCCCTCAGCACGGAGGGAGGCACGACCCTTTTCGTTAAGACCGCCTTCAGGGTCCTTGCCTTCCGCCCTCTGCCAAGCAGAACTCTTAGGCATATCGCCAGTCTTCCTCGTCCTCGTCCTCCTCTTCCTCCTCGCCTTCCTCCTCGGAAAGCATGGATTCGAGGCGAGCAATACGCTCTTCAAGCAGGTCCATACGCTCCTGCTTCATGGAATCGACATCCATCTCGTCGTCCATCTCTTCCATCTCCATCTCGTCTTCCATCTCTGGCCGACGCTTCTTCTGGGCGGGCGGTCCACCAAACGCGATCACGAGATCGACTCCGCCACGCCGCTTCATCTTGGGCTTACGCATATTACCAATCGTCTCCGGGCAACTGCTGTGTAAAGTCTCCTGCTAGACTTGACAAACCTAGCGTACCACTCAGGGAGTGTGCAACTCCTA